CAGAGCAGCTGGAGTTTACACAGTTGATTCGATTGCTGCGGCTGGCACAAATTATGAAGTAGGCGATAGAATATTGTTTGCAGGTACACTCTTAGGTGGTCTGTCTCCCGATCATGATTTAGTTATTATTGTAGATAGTGTGCTCGGAAGTGGTGCAATAGATACTTTTAGTACAGAAGGTACAGCATTTGATGGTACTATAACACTCAGTGGAGTTACAGCACCTGCCGCAGAAGGCGGTGGAGGCTCGGGTGCTAGATTTGATGTTACATTGAATAATGGAAACTATAATGTAACCTTAGCCGGCGCTCCTGATGATGACGACAGTACAGGATATTCAGTTAATGATCAGGTTATTATAACAGGAGACAGTTTTCCAGGTGGATTTAGTCCAGCCAATGATTTAATCATACAAGTAACAGGAATTTTTTCAAGCGGTGCAATTGATACATTTGCTGTGTCGGGCACTGCTCCAGATGCTAGTGCGACAGTAAATAATCCGCCTATCGCTAGCACAACAACAGTGGCAGGTTCAAACGCAGCATACAATGTAACAATTACTGGTACAACATACAGTGTAACTAGAATAAATGACGGTATTAACTATTTGCCTACAGAAGAAATAGTAATATCTGGTGCAGAACTAGGAGGCACAAGTCCTACTAACGATTTAACAATAACTATTGATAACGTAGACGGATCTGGTTCAATTACTGCTGAGAGTGTATCTGGTGTTGCATCAGGTATTTTACCTGTTGGTGCATTTAGTGCAACTAATTTGATAGGTTCTGGTTTAACTTTTAACATTGCGTTAAATGGTGGGACATACAGTGTAGCAGTAGCGAATGCAGGAGCTGGTTATGGTACTAACCAAGAAATAATTATTATAGGTAGTGATTTAGTTGGAGAAGATGTAACTAATGATCTAACTGTTACAATTAGTACAATCGATGGTTCGGGAGGTGTTACTGCTGTAACATCAGCTGGAACTGCTGCTGGAGGCACAGCAAGCTATACTAATGTTGCAGGATCAAATGATGCGCCCGTAGGAACAAACGGAGAATTTACTATAGTAAGAGATAATGGACAATACAGTCCGATTACAGTAAGCAATGGCGGAACTGGATACGAAGTAGGCAATAGAATAAAAATTATTGGAGGATCATTAGGAGGACAATCTCCTGAAAATGACCTAATACTTAGAGTAACGTCAGCACCTGGAGGCGTAATTTCAGGTGTTGTTGAATCTTATGTAACTGCTGCCTTAGGCGACAATTTAGATCTCATAAGCACATTTACACTTACAGAAACTACAGTCTCTCCATTGGCATCAGCTAGTACTTTAACTTTTGGAGCATTGGCAACTTTAGAAGTGGCTTTCCCTAATGCCCACGGCTTAGTTCCAGGAGATACATTTATTGTAAACACAAACACAGACAACGGAGTTAATAATCATGATTTACTAGCAGGAAGTTTTTTTGCAACTGAAATACCAGCTGTTAATAAACTACGATTCCAAGCTAGAGCAGAAGGTGCAATAGATGATACTTCACAAATTAATGGTGAAGTTTATCCAAGACCAGATAGCTTCTTTGTACATAGACCATATGATGGTGGTGTGCAACTTGGCACAGGTGGTCCACAGCACAGTGCGCAAGCAATTCGTCAAAGTAAAAAATACATTCGTTATCAGTCAGGTAAAGGTATTATGTATACAACTGGTGCGCTATTTGCTCCAAGTTACGACTTACGAAGTATTATAGCAGAAGATGTTGAAGTAGGAAGTTTAATAACAATTGTTTGCGATGATAACGATCATGGTGTGCAAGTAGGTGGGCGTATAAGACTACTAGGTGTAGAAACTCCAGGATATAACAGTGGTCCAGAAACTGCTGTTCCGCCAGAATTTGATTATGACGTAGTTGATGTTGTAGACGAACGTACATTTAAAGTTAGAGCACAACGCAGATTAGGTGCTACAAATGCAGTACTAGGATTTGGCGCACAAATGAGTGTTGTAGCTTGGCACGGTGCAACAGTACGCTCAGGTATCTTTGATGACCAAAACGGTATTTTCTGGGAATTTGACGGAACACAAATTTCAGTTGTACAACGTACAGGTACAAGACAGCTTGCTGGTACAATCTCTTTAGATGTAGATAGCAATCTTATAACAGGATCTAGTACACGTTTTAGAGATCAGCTTAAATCTGGAGATAGAATTATTATCAAAGGTATGACACACGTAGTATCTCATGTAAACAGTCAAACCGAATGTACTATTACACCAGACTGGCGAGGCGTAGTAGATATTACAGGTGCTAAAGCAAACTTAATCGTTGATAAAAAAGTTAAACAAAGCGATTTTAATTTAGATAAATTAGATGGCACAGGTCCAAGTGGTTATGATATAGATATTGCTAAAATGCAAATGATCGGTATTCAATATTCATGGTATGGTGCTGGTTTTATTGACTTTATGTTGCGTGGCTCAGATGGTAATTTTGTATTCTGTCACAGAATGCGTAATTCAAACGTAAACACAGAAGCATTTATGCGTTCAGGTAACTTGCCAGTACGCTACGAAGTTACTAACGAAGGGCCTCCAGGTAAACTAGCAGAAGCAATGGATGCAAGTCAAACAACTATCGTGTTAGAAGATTCAAGTTTCTTCCCAACTAGTGGCTATGTCTATATTGATAATGAAATAATTCTATTTACATCTAATGATAAAAGCACAAACACTTTAGGTGGATGCACAAGATCAGCTACATTTACAAATTTCCAAGCAGGTGCTACACGAAGTTATGATGCAGGCCCGGCAGCAAGTCACCTTGATCGAACTGGAGTAGTCCTAATATCACAAACTATTACACCACTTATAAGCCACTGGGGCTCTGCATTCTTAACAGATGGCGGGTTTGATGAAGATAGGGGTTATATTTTCTCCTACTCAGAAACAGGACTAGAAGTAAGTACAACTCCTGCAACAGCATTTATGATAAGACTGTCACCTAGTGTCAGCAATGCTCTAATAGGAGATTTAGGTGAACGAGAACTACTAAACAGGGCTCAGTTATTACTTCAAAGTTTAGAACTTACATCAGACGGCTTTGACGGCTCAGGTAATCCTATTAATGGTGGTATTGTTGTTGAAGGTATTTTAAATCCACAAAACTATCCTGAAGATCCAAATGATGTATCATGGTCTTCACTAAGTGGACAAGCACAAGGCGGCCAGCCAAGTTTTGCTCAAATTGCATCAAGTGGTGCAATTGCTTGGACACAGGACGCAACAGTTAGTACAGTTACTCCAACTACTTCAGCATTTTTGACTGGAAACGTTCAACTTGCAGCACAGCCGTGGGATAACGACAGATATATTTCGAACAATTCAGAGTTTGTGTATTTTACTGAATCTAATTATCAAACATATGCAGCAGCTGGATTACAAACTGGTGACAGAATAAGTCATCCTAACTTGCCATCAGGTACCAGAATTAGAGATATAGGCTTTCCATTTGAATATGATGGAACAGACTATAGATGGATAGAACTTAACAATGATGGTTCAGGTAACAATAATTCTAATGCATCTGCAACTGTAGAAAGAAGATATAGAACATCAAATACTTCAACAATATTATTCCAAGAAGCATCATGGGAATCAGCAAATATTACAGCAGGAACTACAACTACTGATAATAATTTTAGTTCGGCGAACACACAGGTAAACACTATCCAAGAAAAAACATATTTTAGCACAAATTATTATGAAGTAACATTTACAAGTCAATACACTGCAACAATTACTCCTGGAACAACAACAGTTGAATTTACATTCCAACAATCTCCATATGCAGAACCTGGAGAAACAATTTTCTCGTTCATTGCTCAACCAGGTGAACGTGCAACAGTTGACTTTAGTGAATTGAAAGAACTAACAAATACTCCACTAGGCGGGCGCGGAACATATCCAAATGGTCCTGACGTGTTAGCTGTAAATGTGTATAAAGTTAGCGGAGCAGCATCAAGTGCAAACGTAATTCTAAACTGGGGCGAAGCGCAGGCCTAATTTTGTGCTTCTAACCAGTCTACAAAGGCAGCAAGATCGTCAAAAACTCTTGTAGCCTTTTTTATCTTCTTGTATGTAAATCTCTTGTTCAATAGTTTTTCTGTTTCTTTGCCATAGCCTGTTCTTACTAGGATAGGTTTAGAATTCATTTTTAAGGCTGCTTTTAAATCAGAAATTTTATCTCCTACATAATAGCCTTTAGAAAACTTTATATCAGGATTTTCTTTTTCACACCGTTTAAACATGCCAGTATTAGGTTTAGCGTACATATCATTTTTTGCACTGCTTGCACTGTAGTAAAGAGCATTTATACTAGGACAACCTGCTTTTCCTAATAATTCAAACATGTAGTTGTGTAATTTATCAACATCTTCTTCTGTAAAAAGACCATGTTCTATTCCACCTTGATTTGTTATGATAACAATTTTGTGTCCTAGTTGTCGTAGTTTTGCAACTGCTTCTAAACTTCCTTTTATAGGTTCAAAGTCTTCTGGCTTTACAGTGTAAGTTCCGCGATCTATATTAAGTACACCGTCTCTATCTAACCCAATAACACATTTTTTATCAAAATTCTGTGCCATCTGAGAAACATCGCTGCTCCAAAGTACTTTAGGTTGTGGTACTGTCATTCTGACTATCCCCTGGAAAAACTCTATAATTGTCTTCTACGCTGTCAGCTGTACTAACTTCTGTAATACTAGAACCTGCAACTAAACATTCTAGTTGATGAGGTTGTAAAGGAGGATTATGCCATGTTTCGCCTTCTGCTAATTCTTTTTCATGCATTTGTGCGTTTGCAGTATCAATCCACCGCACTTTAAATTTGCCCGAATTTACAAACCATGTTTCTTCTTTTTCTCTATGAAAATGCATTGAAAATTTTGCACCAGCTTTTTCGAATACCATGATCTTGCCACAATATTTTTCATTAGTGGCCCAAATTAATTCGTAACCCCATCCTTTTGGCACTACTCCTTCAAGTCTAGTAGGTTTTTCATTCTGCTGCATTGATATAATCCTCTATATTAGTCCATTCCATGTCTATAGTATTGTTTAGCTTTGTCAAATCTGCACAGGTAAATTCTTGGTATTGACCTTTTAAATTTTCTGGCATATCTATTAAACTAATTGCTGCTCCGTATTTAGATGAAATACAGTCTGCTACAGTATAAAAACTTACTGCACGACCTGTGCCTACATTCCAAATACCTGATTCTTTAACATCAAACATTTTTTCGTGTACACGGCACACGTCTTCAACACAGACAAAATCTCTTAGATAATTTTCTGAACCTCTAAATAATTCTATATAGCCTTTTTCTTGTGCTTGACGTGTAAATTTAGTAAATGGGCTAGCCATATTACCTTTTTGTTTTTCGTTATACTGTCCATATACATTAAAGTATCTAAATCCTTGTAAAGTAATATCAAATTCATCTTTGTATTGATTTATAAATCTGTCAAACAAATACTTTGACCATGCATATGGCGACTTAGGTAATAAAGGACCGTCTTCCTTAAAATGTGTAGGACGCCAGTCACCATAAACACTTGCACTAGATGCGTACTGTAAGTTTACACCAAAATGGCCACAGGCTTGTACAAGTCTAGTGCTCATTTCTAAATTTTGTTCTAAAATTAGTTCAACATTAGTCTCTGTAGTTGAGCTATTTGCACCAAGATGTACGACCCAATCAAATCCTTCAGGATCAGGAATAGCATTAGGTACATAGTCCCATCCTTCTACTTCGTGTCCTTGTGACTGTAAATATTGTGCTACATTTGCACCTATAAATCCCTTGTAGCCTGTTACTAATATTTTCATAGGGCTGCCTCTATTATCTTTGTGGTAGAATATCCTTCAACAGTTTGTACTAGGTGTACTTCTGCTAGATCATTGCCAACAACTTGTTCTACTGTATAATCACCGCCTTTTACAATTACGTGCGGTTTAATTTGTTTAATTAATTCATACGGAGTATCTTGTTCAAATACTACAACTTCATCAATCCAAGGTAACATTTCTAACTGCGCTATACGTTTAGTTACATCATTAACTGGTCTTGTTTCGCCTTTTAATCTTTTTACACTAGCATCTGAATTAATACCTACTATGAGTCTGTCACCTAAACTACGTGCTTCATTTAGTAATTCAAAATGTCCTTTGTGAAGTATGTCAAACACACCGTTGGTAAAAATAACACGTTCTTCTAGATCTTTTTGCTGTAAAATATATGTACCAACTTGTTGAACACTTTTTCTAGATCCTTTAACTGCTAGTTCTAATGATTTTTTATAACCATATCCTCTAGTTAACCCATATACAAACGCTGCCAAGAAGCAATCACCTGCACCTGTAACATCTGACACTTCAACAGGCTCTACAGGAATATCATAAACTTGGTTATCTATTTTAGCAATTACATTATCGCTTGCTTGCGTAGTAATAATGTTACCTTGCCAGTTTATAAAGTATTCTTGGAATTCTTTAGCATTAGGTTTAACTAGCCAAGCACCTTTGTAATGATGTGCGTGTGTTTTAGGATCTACAATTACTTTGCATCCATGCTTGTTTATATGCTCAATAATTTTTAAAGATTGGTCTAAGACACCTTTAGCATAATCACTTAGTATAACATAATTATACCATTGAAAATCTTTACTAAGAATATCATCTAGTATTTTATCGCCATTTGCATGATAGTCGTTGTCTATACGAGTAACATAATGCCCATCGCACATTACACGAGTCTTGACGCTTTTAGGTTGATCATATTCGTATAATGTTACATCAACACCTAGGCTTTTTAAATTTTCATAAACTAGTCCTGCACCGCCTATAGTTTCTACTATGTGTTCTTGACTTACTACAGGAACAGGTGCTTCTGGACTCAAGCGTGTGCTTGTTCCATAGATATATTTGTCAATAATAACATCACCAATAACTAAGACTTTCATACTCTTATTATACTTTATTTTAGATTATGTGTCAAGTAAATTTATAGTTTGGAAAACTGTTTCTAATTTAGATAAATTAACTTTACTTTGAAGGGTATTACGTAAACCATGATGTAACGGTTTAGGCCATTTTGTAAACGAGCACCATGCGTAACCGTCGTGTTCATTATTTAATTTAGGAATAAATTCTTCTTTTACTACACATAAGTATGTGTGAAAATAAAATTTATTGTCTGATGAAATAAAACTTTCTAGAGGTAAAGTTTTTTTTATTTCTGGTAAGAATCCTAATTCTTCCTCAATTTCTCGTTGTAGTCCTTCCCAGGGTGTTTCTTGTCCTTCGTTGGTACCTCCTACAAGTCCCCACAAATTATTTCTTTTGCCGTGTGCTCTATGGAGAAATAAAAATCTATTAGTATCGAGTGTATAAAATAATGCACCACTACATGTAATCTTTGTCATACTAATAATTATCCTGCTAGATCTATCCTCCATGTGCCAATTGGATAATCACCATCGATGCTCAATAACCATTCTCCATCTTTAAATCTATATTGCACACTTGTATTTAAATTTGTTGTATAGGTGGTTGTGGTGGTTTCACTTGCATCAAAAACAATGCTCCATTTACTTCCATCCCATTCTACTATATCATTAATATCTGCAACTAGGTTAGTGTTGTCTAAATTTTTCCAAGCACTAGCGCCTACATTATCTAGATCTGTGCCTATTGCATCTAATAACAAGAGTCGTAACCCTGCAACTTTGATATCTGTTGGATTAAATCCAGTAGGATTTATAATATAGTCTATTGTAGTTCTGCCTTGTATAATAGTGTCTGAAGGAAAACTATCAGTATCAAAATTAATTTCTATTTTTTTGTCGTCAAACGGATTAATTGCAAAAGTACCAGTTATAGTACTGCTATTTTCTGCATTAGTAAAGTAAATTCTACTTACATCTGCTTGATATGTTCCCGGTAATACCTCGAAAATCTCTTCCCAGTTTCTTACACCTATTACACCATTACCGTATAATTGTGCAGTACCCGAACTTAGATAAACTCCATATTGTTTATAATTGACATTTGCCATTTCATTTGCTACAGCAGTCTCTGCTTTCCTGTTTGTATCGTTACCCGTCATGCCTGGCAAAAAGTCTGAATATGCATTGTTTTCTGGTGCACTTACGCCGTCTTCTATTGTTCCTCTTTGTTCGTCAAACATACTTGTAATAATGTTTGTAATAACGCCCATTTTCTTAACTTTTGTAGGCGGCGAAATATAAATTGGAATGGTAAACGTAAGAGTTGCAATATCTATTTCTGAATCAACTCCTATAGGAACGCTTCTATTTGACCACTGTACATTTTCTAAATTAACTACTGTAATACTAGTCCAATCGATAAAGTTGTCAGTGGTTTGCATTTCTAAACTTGGATTAAACAATACGAGTATCTGTTCTAAAATTTGTAATTTTTGATCAGTATTTGATGCCCATATATCTGCATTTATACGCATCATATAAGGCGTAGGTATCAATCTTTCGACTGTGTAGTTTTTACCTTGATAATTTAGGTATTCTTTGTTGGTTTCGTCATATGCTCTTTCTCTAATGTTGACAGATCTAGTATAAGTAGCATCAGTTAACCTGTCTCTATCTAATTCTAATCCTGTAACATATACTGCTATTCTAGGTGCACTAGGTAGCTTATTTTCTGAATTTTCTCTTATTATATTTGCTACTTGTCTAGTTAGATCACCATAAGTAACAGGAACATCTTTAGTGTTTCCCTTACCATCTTTTACAGGAAAATTACTCAATATGCGCATCATTTGAGTAGTATATCTTCTAATTTGTCCGTCGTAAAAATGTAGCATTAAGTATTATCCGCTCGAGGTTTAAGTGCTTTAGAAAGACTTTGTCTTTCTTCAACTATCTCTCCATCTATATCATTAGTATTCGTATTGTTAATGAATTCTGTTTTATAAGTTTGACGTTCTAGTGTGTTACTTAGTGTCATTCTAATATCGTCATTAACCTTAACCCAACGAGTACCGTCATATTTAAACATTCTATTTGGTAGGAAATCCGTTCTCAAAAAGTAATCACCTTCTTGATTATCAATAGGAAACGAAATACCAAAACCAAACGGAGCACCGTTAGG